CAACGCTTCCTCTGTGGCGTGGTCGTTGTAGTCTCCTTTAGTCTCTGGCATTTGCACCTCAGAGTACCCACCACTCTTTTGTATATAAGCTGCCGCTTTCTTAGCTTCGTTCTCACCAGTATTACTATCGTCATTGTCTGCAACGAATATGTGTTTGTGGTTTGGAAAGTATTTATACATGACCTCAGCCACCTTGATTAGATTGTATGCGTCGAACGCCACGACGACAGGCTGGGAGCGATCAGCGTATATGGAAGCTGCGGTGGCATAACCTTCGGCATAATTAAGACTGTCGGACGCGTTGAAGATCTCTCTGCCGAGAAGAAAAAAGCTACCGCTTTTTTTGGAACCAGTAAGGAAACGCTTTTCTCCTTCGTCGCTGATGTATTGTAGGCCAACGATTGTGCCTTGTCCGTCCTTGAGGGGTATCACCAAATTGTCGTGTTTGTCTTTGCGTAAGTTGTACGACAACACCTGTTTCTTTTCTAAGTACGGATGTTTCTCAACCTCCTCGCATTGATCCCAGATAGACTGCGCTCTTATGGCAGCCTGTGTGTACTTCTCTTGGCTTTTGACCTCTGCTTGACGTCTCAGTTCTTCTATCTCGGCTTTTTGTTCTTTGGTCATGCGATAACGACCACTGTTTTCTGCTTTCCAGGTCGCTGTGGGTTGGTCCGCACTGACTCTATAGTCACCAATACGCCCAAAGGGGGAAGATTGATCTAACCACGCTTGGTACCAACCCACGAGCTTCCTTTGATTACCGATGTTGATGTACGCTCGACCAACAGAGCCATCAGTTACCAAACCTTTTTTCGGATCCGGCTCAAAACCATTGCTGGCTAAGAAATCTCGGAACTGCGAAATATAATCTTTTGTGAAGGGTTTATTTTTATTCTTGGCTGGTCCTTTGATTTTTAATGACATCAATCATTCCTATTTTTTGGTTGCTTGCTTTGTATTGCAAAGGTCTGTAAGATACTACATAAATTTATTCAAATTAGCAAACACATAATGAAGGAGATTATATGAGTTTAACAATAACCGATAAAGGTGGGAACGAAGATTTCTCAAAATTAGAAAAGGGTATGTACGAAGGTGCGCTTTATTCAATTGTCGACATAGGCAGCAAAGATTATCAATTTGGTAATGAAGATCCAAAGAAACAACACAAAGTTGTTTTGTCTTTTGAAGTAACCAAAGCGATAGATCCAGAAGATAACAAAGTAACTATGGAAGATGGTAGGCCATTTGGAATATCAAAAGTTTACACGATGTCTTTACATGAAAAGGCAGCACTAAGATTAGATATAGAATCTTGGCGTGGTAAAAGTCTGTCCGATGAAGAGTTGGCTGGGTTTGATTTGCTTGGTTTATTAGGTCACACAGTAAAAATTGAAATTGACTTGACTCAAAAGACTACTATCAACGGCAAAGCCTACGATGGTGGCAATCCAAAGATAGCAGCATTGCGCGAACCAGCTGGCGGCACACAGAAGATTGCTACCAAAAATGAACAACGTGCTTTTGATTTAGAACTATATTGCGAAGAGTACAAAGGTAATTCTTCACCAGAAACCAAAGCCATGTGTGATGTCCATGACGAACTACCGCAATGGCAACAAGACGAAATAGCAGAAAGCTACGAGTTTAAGGCAGCTAACGAAAGCGAAAGCGAACCTAAACCGGCAAGCACAACAGCTGCTACAGATAATCTTGAAACCATATCTGAGGAAGGATCTAAAGGTTTAAAAGACGAAGAGATACCCTTTTAAGTTTCGGTGGGCGGCCTTTCTCCTTTTGTCTCACAGCAACGGAAACGTGTGGTTGCCCACCACCCAAAACAGTGGATAAAGAATACAAAGAAAAAGCAGAACAAGTAGCAGACCTTTTGAACGAAAAAGGTCGAGACTACTCTGCTCCTGATAATTTTTTTGTTCAGTTGTCTAATACTTGGAGTGGGTTGTTAGGCATTGAGGTGACACCTTCACAATGTTGTTCCATGATGATAGTTTTTAAGGCATGCAGAATAATTAACAATCCAGGACATCAAGACACAGCTGACGATCTCGTAGGTTATTCGCTTATTATGACAGAGCTCGTCAAACTTGAAGAAAACCATGAGTGACCAGATAGAATACGAACTTTTTACTTTACCAGCAGCTTTAATGTTGCAACACAATTTACCCGATCAGGTAGTGACAACTCTCAACGATTACCTGGACACATTAAGACAGGATAAGATGCGCGAATCTGCCGCCGACTCCCTAGTTGGCCAGATACACCAAGGCGAGCAACTTAAAATGGATTATCAAGATGCGTCTCTAACTCCTTTTGTTAGAATAGTTGAGAGTCTTTCCACAGCTTATCTTAGACATTTTGTAGAGCAAACTAAATCTCCTTTAAGGCCTAAAAAAATATCTATGGATAAGTTGTGGTCTGTCCACAGTTTTGAGGGTGACTACAACCCAATACACGATCACTTAACGCCAGCACAAATGGGCATATCATTCACTACATGGACTATGGTCCCAGAACAAATAATGAAAAAAGATGACCGGCAAATAAATTTATATGAAAGTTCAGGAGCTATAGACGGCTTTATCAATTTCACTTATGGTTTGAATCAAACGTCAGATCCGGAACGACTCAGGCCGTCGCAGTCAAGATATATAATGCCAGAACCAGGAAAGTTGTTGTTGTTTCCTTCTTGGATGCAACACACTGTTTATCCTTTTTTTGGAAAGGGTGAACGCAGAACTGTAGCTGGCAATTTGAGTTGTTTTGATTTAACCAAAGAAGAAATAGAGGAGCTAAATTAATGGTATCAATAATATTAAACAAAGGGTTTCAGGCTTTATATTCGTGTGACGAGTGTTTAAGCACTGTTACTGAAAACGATGGTTTGTGGGTAGTGGGAAACGACAACAAATCCATTTGTAAACCTTGTTTCAAAATCTGGAGGAAAAATGAAAGAGTTTAAAGTAGGAATATATGAGGACATACCTTACGAACAATACGCTGAAATACCAGCATACAGATCTCACGATTTAACGTCGGTTATCAAATGCCCGTTCAGCTGGAAGTACAGAAAAGAAATGGAGCAAACGCCGGCTTTGTTAGAAGGTCGGGTGCAACACACAGTCTTTTTAGAACACCACAAGTTTAATGAGGAGTTTGTAATACAACCCAACGTGGACAGAAGGACTAAGGTAGGCAAGGCCGACTATGAAGACTTCTTGGCAACTGTGGGCAATCGCACACCAATCTCTCAGGATCTATACGATGTATGTATGAAACGTCGTGAGGTCGTAAAGCATTACATACCGAAAGAAACCGACAAAGCAGAGCTGACGTTGGTGTTTGAGTGGCATGGTGAACCTTTTAAGGCAAGAATGGATTGGTACGACAACGAATATGTATGGGACTTAAAGACTTGTCGTGATGCGTCCCCTCGAGGATTTAAAGGTGCTATCAATACTTTCAACTATCACATGCAAGCAGCACTTTATGTCGATGCAGCAAAAACATGTGGACTGACTGCAAAGGGGTTTAACTTCTTGGCTCAAGAAAAACAAGATCCTTACCCTTATGTGGTTTATACACTGTCAGAAGAAGCGTTGAAGTATGCACAAGCAAGAAACGAGCAAGCACTGGCACTTATACAAGATTGCTCTAAAAACGACGACTATAAGCCTTACAACTGCGAAGGCATACAAGAGGTAGAACTGAAAGATTTATATTAAAAAAAAGGTGGCTAATGCCACCTTCTTTTCATTTTATTACTCCCTACAAAAGTTTTTGTGGTTAATAATTCTGTTTTTGTTTGGTTCAACTTGTTTCATTATATATTTTGGTAAATGTTGATATTCGTAAGAACTCCCATCTAAATAAAATTTACCATCTTCACGCAGATAAATATGTTCCCAGTCTTGATCTTCTATTTCAGCATCATAAAACCATTTTTTGATTCCAAAATAAAACGGCCCATCTTCCATAATGTCTAATAACCAGTTTAAATCTTTTAATTCACCATGATGTGGTTCAGCAACCTCAAAGCAATCTGGCTCATATTCGTCAAGTTGTTCTAAGCACCACTCGTAACTAATTTTTTTACGCATTTTTCTCCTTACTTTCTGAAATAAACTTTCTTAGCATCTTCAAAAGACACTGAATTCAACACAACTGGATTTAACTTCGTTTTATCTTTTGCGATAGCATTGCTAACTCCACCAATAACTTCTGTCTTACTCATGCCTTTGTATTTAGAAAATTTCCACTCCCAAACTTCACCTTCTTCGCAACTATCGTCCATAACGATAACGCTTTTGTTAAGTAAGTTTTTAAGGTGCTTGTTGTCTAAGAAGTCAGTAACCAAGTTAGATATGTGCATTTCTAAATCTGTGTCATGCTCCTTATCATCAAACATAGTCCACTTAGGTAGATTTGCTCTGCACCACTCATTTAACTCTCTTTCGGTTTTCATATCGAAGTCATAGTCGTGGCAACCGCCAGTCCCTCTATTAGATACTCTACCAACCCTTTTACCATCTGCATAAAGACTTGCTTCAAAGCAGTATGTTTCTTCGCTCATGCTCTCGTAGTGTTTTACGTTTTTTAATGTGATTTCCATTTTTTTCTCCTTAGTCAATTCCTAATAATTTATTAAAATCATCTACAGAAATTTCGCCTAAAACTATTTTTTCTGCACTATCTAAAAC